TCTGGATATGGCTGTGAAGATACAGATTATTTTTATAGATTATCTAAAGGATGTAACTTTCTGAATAACAGATATGTAGATTTCTTGCATCTATGGCATAGTAGAGTACCAGGATGGGAAACTGCGCATGCTAGAAATAAATTATTAGAAGTAGAATTACGTAAATTACCAATAAACGAATATATAGCAACATTATCAGCAAAGAACAAACTAAAATATAATATCAAATAACACCACATTTAGAGAAATAATATTATACCAATGAGAGTCTTATTAAATCAACGTCCAGGCGGAGCATATGCATATATTTCTGACGCCTGGCAAAACGCTTTTCGATCAGTTGGTGTTGTGTGCGAAAGATGGGATGGTACGCAAAACACTTGGCAGAGTTTTGCTCCCTCACTCTACATTGGTGCATCTGGACATAAGCAACCAATACCTGATCATCGTAATTCGTGCAAGGTTGCAATACATTGTAATCCATATGGCGATGTGGACATTCATGGCATTAATGAATCACAGGTTGATATTAAATGGGTACTTGATCAGCACCCAGATGTGGTATTTGGCTATGGATTTAAAGATGATGCTCATTTTTGGTCTAAATGGACTGTGAATTATGGCATTCCATGGGTACCAATGCCAACTGCCGCAGATATTACACTGTTCAATATTACTAATAGACCGAAACTATATGATATTGTATATATAGGTGGATATTGGTCATATAAATCTTCTAGTATTGATAAGTGGTTATTACCAGTGATACGTGAAAATTCAAATTATTGTTTATATGGGTGGGGTAAATGGCCAGCTGGAGTGAAGCATCTTGGTATAGTTAAAGATGAGGATGTGCCAAATTTATTAGCCTCCGCTAAGGTTGGACCATGTATTAGTGAACCACACACTGGATTATATGGGATTGATATTCCGGAGCGCATATGGAAGATTGTTATGTGTGGTGCATTAGCAATACACGATAATATTCCTCGGCTAATAGACCGTATTCCTAGTTTAATAATGGCAGAAAATGTCGAGCATTTTCGATTGTTGTGTTCTTATTATATAAAAGCCGACCAGACTGTTATAGATGAGTGGTGTCGTAGGCAAAGGCATGATGTACTTACAGCACATACTTATCATCATCGTTTATCTGGCTTATTATTTGCACTTGGTTTTGATAATGTTGCCATTAGTATGAATGACTATATTGACAATGTAAGTATTAATAGCGTAAATATTTAGTTGAGTCTATTGTATGGTCTTTGAAATGCAAAATTATACTAAATGATCATTTAAGTTTTGGAGATAACTCCATGCCTGCTTCAGTTGATATTGTACGGTGGACTGGTGGTACCGTAAATGCGCCTGGCGTTAAGAGTGTTATTACTAGTAATCTTACTCGTGCCAATGCCGTAGATGCACATAGTGGATCTGGTGGTATACCTGCTGATACTGCAAATCCAGTACAGATCCCCGCTTCTGGTAGTACAAGTTATAGTTTTTGGGTTACTACTCAATTATTCTATAATAGTGGTTTATCTAGCACTATTAATAATATACGATGGTACGCACCCAATCAGAATATGTTCGGTACTGGTATATTATGTTATGGTAATGTTGCTAGTCAATATGTGCCGTGTACACCAAATGCTGGGAATATTGTTGGTCAGACCGGTGCCCCACTTACCACGGCTGCTAATCAAAATGGTACGCACATTGGATTACTTTATAGCCCAGTTGATGTATTTACTTGGACTGCCGCATCACCACTAATACTTTCTGCTACTGGAGTTACTGGTGGTAGTATAGCCACAACCGGTGTCGGATTTGGTAACTATATGGTATACCAAATATGGATTACATCGTCGGCTGTAGCTGGTACTTCTACTGCGCAGACATTTACATTTAAATATGATGAAACCTAAGTGATCTACAATTACAGGTGACATTATGCCAAAGACATTCAAAGTTGGTGAGAAATATGTTATTGATAATACTGCGGTCCCACAACCAGTTGTGGGCGAAGTATACGTAATTACTAATCAACCAGGCAAAATAATTGGTATGAAACTTCCTTACAAGATTGTTGGTGGATGTTCTCTGGATGGTAGACTTGAACATGGTTTCGGTGTTTGGGCTCATCCTGTAGATCTACATACTGAAGAGGCACATAAATCCGCCCGCCTTGCCGCTAGTGTTCCACAGCCTGTATATTCTGAAGTACAGGAAGTAATCTTTGATGAACTTACTCATGAGGTCAATATAATTGATGCTAAGGAAAAACTCAAGTCAATAGTACCAGCCCCAGCACCAGTTAAGGTTGAACCGCCAGTTAAGGTTGAATTACCGGTAAAGCCTGAAGTCAAGCCTGAAGTCAAGCCTGTAGCTAAGCCTGTAGCTAAGCCTGAAGTCAAGCCTGAAGTCAAGCCAGCTCCAGTGGTTGAGGCCTAGGTCATAAGTTTTACGATCAGTTATTGTGTTAGTAAATAGTATGATTAATTATGCTACCGGTTAATTACGGTAGTTGTATTCTATTACTGGAATTAATATATTGATGTATACATGGGTTGCAATTTATAATAATGGATCATATTTATCACAATATGATCAATCTAGAGGTGTTGAGAATAGTACTGAGCATATTGATCGTGTTAATTTAAGAACGTTTGTCTTACGAGGACATTTGGGTCCAGTTCTGACTATTCATCTTGATCCAGGTGATCGTTTTATGTATCGTCGGCGTGTTGAGATGCAATCTGGTGGGCCTGGTCCTGGGATTGGTCATATTATGATTATCAAAAGGCCATATTATATTAAGCGCATTAAGAATTTGTTTAATGATGATTTGAGTGATGATGATTTTGTGCAGCATGGTTTTGTTGTTATTCAGCCGTTGGAGAATTGGAATATTCCAACGGTTGAAACATTTGGTGATTTTCGGTTTCATCCGTGGTGGTATCCGGTTGAGGAACTATTGGTCGAGAAGCAGCAAGTTGGCCAAAGATAATTTGGTATTATTGCAATATGAGGTCAACTTATGTATAATTCAGTGTTTCCTAAAAAGTTTAAGAGTGTTGGACAGACACCATCTCCTGATGAGATGGTACAGGGCGAATTGATTATTAATACGGCGGATGCTAAATTATACACTAAGGACATAAATGGTGCTATACAACTTATTGCCAGTCCGGCTATACAAGATATTACTATTCTAAATGATGCTGATATTACAGTTCTTGCTGGTTTAGATACTCAGGTTGGTGATATTCCTGTTGGGGCAGGAACTGCGGGGTGGTATAGTTTGGTCCCTGGTCCAGATGGAAGTGTTCTTCAAGTCGATTCTACTCAGTATGGGGTTGGTTTAAAGTGGAGTGTCCTAAGTGATTTTACTGCTTTAGATCCAGACAGTCCAGCTTTTATTTTTAGAGGTGCTAATGGGCAAACTGCTAATATTGCTCAAGTTAACAATTATGCCAATCAAGTCTTAGCAGCTATTGATCCTAATGGTTGGATGTTCTTAGGTAGAACTCAAGCATATGGTAATACTGTTTTTTCGGCTGATGGTAATGAGAGTGCTAACATCGGTATACGTTCACATATAGTGCATGATGTTATATATGATGAAAATATCGATAAGTATGTTTATCTTGGTACAGTTAATCCGACCGTGGCCACAGGATATACTGAATCAGGATCTAGTAATGGTATCCGAATAGATGTATTACGTGGTGGTACATCTACAGGCACATTGCATGAATTAGTAGGGATTCAAGCTAATTATGGTAGTCAGTATTCAAATACAGTACAACCAAATAGTCCAGGCACTACTGCTTATGTTTATGGATTACAATTACAACCATCTAATCAAATGGGTCTAATTCAGGTTTTATATGATCTTTATATCGGTGAACCTATAAACTCTAGTACTCCAGGTAATATCGAAACACATTATAGTATTTTCCAGCAAGATCCAAGTGCACAGAATTATTTTGGCGGGAAAGTAACAATTGGTACAACATCGAACTCGGTGGGTGCAGCACTTCTTGTGAATTCATCAACTAGTAATTTACAAACTTATATTAATTGTAGTTATAATATTACGTCATCACAGAGCGAAGTAAGTACAGGTCTACAGATAGACTTATCTAAGAATTTTTCTGGAGGAGTAAACGATACTGGATCGCTTAGTGGATTGCTTAGTAATATTCTTATTGTAGGTAATGGTTCATTGCTCGGATCATTAATAGGACATAAGTCAAGATATGGAGCGAATCTAGGAACTGCTGGTTTATTAACTACTGTATATGGTTTGCAACTCTTACCACAATGTGCTAATTGTACTGTCAGTACTCTTTATGATTTATATATAGGCACACCTAGTGGATCTAATAGTGTTATTACACATCATTATGCAATTTATCAATCTGATAGTACTGCTATAAACTTTTTAGCTGGTTCTTTAGCAATTGGCGGTACTACTAGCATGCCATTGGCTACAATAAATTCAAATGGTTCTATTGGATTAGCTAGTCTAGCAGATAATGTAGCTACATCGAATAGTTTATATTATAGCACAACTAGTAATAAGTTATGCTATAAAGATCCGTCTGGAAACTTGTATATTCTAACAACTCAACCTTAGTCTGGTGAAGAATAACCAACAATATTGGAATGCATTAATTATGAAAATAACTCTCGCAGATCAATATGGCATGGCTCGTAACCGTCATGGTATTATGGAACGTACATATGATGGTGAAGTTGAATTTGAAATTCGTTCAGCTAAGACTCATGCTGTTTTAGAAGTTATTCGTTGTCACAATATTATTAAGGTCTTTGCTAAAGAGATCTTCGCTCACTGTATCCCATCTCAAGAGGTATGGGATCCGAATTTCAATGGTGGTACTGGTGATTGGGTAGATTCTGGTCTTAATCTTGGACAATATTCACCAAAATATATTATCTTCGGTGCTAGTTATGATGTTAATGGTCTTCCATTAGACACTGCTGATACAAGATTCTATATTTATGATGATGTGAGTCAGTCATATGTGCCACGCGCACTTGATGTTGGTGCCACTTTTAATGGTGGATTAATTAATCCTATTCCAATTGCTGAGCCTGTGCGACCATTGAAGAGAATTGAACGAATTTACTTTGAACCAAGTTATCAACCTGCTGGTGTGCCATTGCTTCAGAGTGATGTTCGTGCAATTAATAATGTTTTAGTACTAGAAACAACATTGCAGCAGGATGAGTACAATGGTTTTGGATTAACTGCTTATGATTACTTTACAATTACTGAAGTTGGCTTAGTTGGTGCTCCGCAGATTGGTCTAGTTGGCAATTGTGGTGTTGATCCACATAGTCTATTTGTGAACGGTAATGCCGGAATTGGATTAGAATGTTCTACTAGTGGTACTGCAACCATTACTCTAACCGCTGCTAATCCACTTAATATGATTAATATGATTCAGGAAGGTGATCAAATAATGATTGTGGCACATGGTGGCACAATCACCGCTAATACATTAGGGCAAGTATCACCTTATTATCTTGTAATTAGTAAAGTAAATGGTGGTAGTGATATTGTATTGGACCGTACACCAGTAGATTTCAACAACGTACCATTGACTGGAAATATTGCAGTATTTCAGGATCAGTTCCGATTATTCTCACATCGTATCATGGTCAGCCCAATTAAGAAGAGCGCTGATTTCGAAATAACATGCAGATGGCGCATATTAATAGATTAATATCATAGTTGTTGGCTTCTTCATGAGTATTTAATGTAGTGATCTTCTACAATTATACTTTAGAAGGAGTCATAATTATGCCAAGTGGTTACAAGATCGATTGGTCGCTTTATGACGATCTAATTCGTATTGAGTTACCGAAACATACTATTGAAGAATTTACTAAACAATTTCTACCAAATATCTCTACTAAAGCTATTGGATCTAGAGCACGTAAACTTAACATACAACCAGCAGCATATAAATGTACTATTGAGCATAAGGCTAAAATTGCTGCATATAATCTTATAGAAACTCCAGAATTGGTAGATCAGATTCGTCAACTTCGTGATATTATGTCTAATAGTCAATTATATAAGCATCTTGGTATAACTCATCCAACATTAATGAGAATTATTAATCGACACAATATAAAATTGAGCAGTGTGGGTGAACAACGTGCTTTGCAACAATGTCGTGATTGTAGTAAAGGTAAGATTCCATGGAATAAAGGTGGCGAATTATCGGATGAGACTAAAGTTAAAATTAGTGAAGCATTGAAAGGCGAAAAGAATGGTCAATTTGGACGTGGAATGACTGAGGAAGAAGTGGTTAGATGGAGAGAAGCATATCAAGCGCGTGGTATCCATAAAATGCGAGAATGGTTGAAGACTGAAGATGGCAAAGCTACATTACTTAAATCGAATATCACTACTAAGACACCAGAATTTGCCGCTAAGATGTCAATAGTAGTTGCTGATCGGATTGTTAATGGTGAGTTTCAACCACATTCTCACCATGTTCATGGTTGGTATGAGTCATCTAAGGCTGGACATGTCTATTATCGTTCATCATATGAATTATCGTATTTCCAATATTTAGATAATAATGACAATATATTAGAATATGATGTAGAACCATTTCGTATTCCATATGAGTTTAGTGGTTCCAGGAATTATATTCCAGACACTTTAATTATATATAACAATGGATCTAGAGAGTTAGTTGAGGTTAAACCGTCAGCTTTATTGTCGCAACCGAAGAATGCCGCAAAGATTATTGCTGGTCGATCTTATTGTGATGTAAATAATATTGTGTTCGTTGTAATTACTGAGGAAGATCTTGAAAGTTTAATCTAAAAGATAGTATTGTGTTTGTAATAATAATTATTTGAGGAAGATCTTGAAAGTTTAATCTAAAATAGGAGATTTCATGAACGCCACAGATCCTAGTCAAATGTTTATTCTGCAGCGATTGCAGAGTATTATGCAAGCCGCTGGGATTCCAGTATCTGGGATGGTAGACTATGGGCCAGATGTCACGCCACGATTTAGAGTAGATATTGATATTACAGGATCAACAAATCCAACAGAGTTAGAAGCAATTGTCGATGATATTCTAGCTAATTTTGATACATCACCAGAAGCCCAAGCAGCATGGAGATTACAACAAGTTCATGTTAATGCTAAAACCGTTATTGTTGGTAATGATGCTAATTCTATAGCTATTAGAGCTGCTCTAAAGGTCTCTTATGCTTCAATGGTTGAGACACGTAACGAAATTAATGCCATTGTAGCATTTATAAATAGCCGATATCCAAGTGCCAATCTAGCTCCACTAGCTAATCGATCATGGGCTGATGTTGTAGCAGCAACACAAGCCATTATTGCTGCTGGGCAGGCAGGATAGAATATGCGCGCAGTAGGATGCCTATTGATTCTGATTATCTTAATAATATTAATTATAATGTTAATACCAAACAGCACTCTAGATGCTATAGCCGATGAAATACGAAAAATTGTAAATCTTATATTACAGGCGATATCACCGCTACTGAAGAAAATTCATACTTAATTTCTTGTATAATTAGAATGTATCTAAGGAGTAGATGATGGATGATACATCAAAAACAGTAGAGAGTATACCGAAAGTAGGTGTCCTACAACGCGTGTTTACCGTAACAAGTAAGCCGCGAGCAATTTCGGTTATGGATACTTTCTTTGGATTAGTACAGGTTGGTGTATCTAGTGGTGTAATTTATATCATTCTTGGACAGCTTAGTAGTTGGGCGCATTCATCATTACAACCTGGTACCGCAGCAATTGTCGCCGCTATGGTAATTGCCATTAAGACTGGTCTAACAACTTATTTTAGTGGACAAGAACCAACCACTACTGTAGTAACAGTTCCAACAGATGTTGCTGGACTTGTGGTTCCGCCACCAGTAGTACCAGACTATCACGGCGTAGAAGCACCACCAAAATCATGAAGTAATACCAAGATCTGTAAAGATAGCTTTCACTCTATGATGATAAGTATGGTTGGCTTTAAAATAGGCTTCACCAGTTCTAGCAATTTTTTCTCGTTCTTTGTCATGTGACCGATACCAAACGAATTTCTCTATAAAATCATCGTAAGTATCATCATAACTTATAAAATGTGCACCGTCAGTAGCTACATCATCCATACCGTTTGGTACAGCAGATCGATTCGCTAATAGAAACCCGCCACTACCTATTGTCTCGAAGAATCTAGTTCCAAGATTAGTATAAATAGTTCGATCAATAAGAATTGCTGACTCATTATAAACTTGATTGAGAAGGTCACCATGTATACCAGTATTTAAATATCCATGGTAATCTTTATTTCTATATAGTTTTGTAATAAATTCTGTTCTAGTAAGACCATGCCTAGTTACACAGTCAGTAGGCCCATGTTGGCCAATGAAAGCCCAATCATGGACCTTGAATAGCGATAATGGCTTATAGATGGCAGTAGAATAAGCAGGCGGTAACCAGCGTAACTTTGACATACCGGGCAAAGCATCAACCACCAATTTCTCTGCAAAATATGTTCTATCAAATAAGTTAATTATTTGCGTTGGAACTATAAAACTAAAATGAAAACTGTCCCACCACCAGAATATACGTGGATGGTAATAAGTTGTTTGAACCCTATATAATGATGGATGAAAATCTATGAAAAAATAAAGATCAAAATCAGTTGGCATAAGCTGCCAATTCTGCCAAGTAAAGCGAGTAACTTCGACATCTTTAGTTTCACGTAACGCATGTTCCCAGAACATATGATGTGCAGTCCATGCTGGTTCCGGATCTCCTATATTACCCCAGATAATCGCGACGCGCATGAACGTACCACCTCCAAAGCAGTCTGAAAATTATCTACAATAATATCAAGACAATCTGGATCTGACCAATCGAAATAAATTGGATAATTATTACCAACACCATGACCATCATTAATGAACCAATAAATTTCGCCACTTGGAGTACTATTATAATAATTGATAGCAAAATTCCATTGATATATGGAATATCTAATATCAGCTTGCCAGTAACCGGCATGCTCTCTATAACCGGCATGCTCTCTAATTGCATAATCCCACGATATATCTGGCGTTAATATAGTATTTCTAATATACTCAATTGCACACACTAGTTGTATCTCAGTTGTTGTCATAATCATACAATTTCAAAATCAAAACTTTAAATAGTATAATTTCTAGAATACTATCGAAATTCTAAGTCAGAGAAATATATGGCTATACTTGCGCCTACAGAATTACCAGTAGTTCTTAAACTAGATAGTAATCCTATTAAGAAATATGTATTGAGTAAGTTGGGTCATCCGATTATTGATGTTGAGTTAGAAGAGTCACAATTTGAAACAGTATTCAAAACTAGTGGTGACTTCATAGCTGGTTATTTTCCGCATGAACAAAGAATGGCTTGGTTTCAGACATCACCATTAGTTGCTACATATCCTATGCCTAAAGATGCTTATTGGATACAGGAAGTAGCTTGGAGTCCAATGATTTCGTCGATACATGATGTTTTCGGGGCCGAAGCGTATTTATTTAACGTGGGGAATGTAACAGGCTTGCAAAATATGTTGCTTGATTTACATCTACTTGCAGCATATCGTAGATTTAGCGCCAAGATCTTAAGTACTGAAGGGTCGTGGAGCGTAATAAACGAAACGGTAGATGGTGGACCAGGTGAGCAGTTAATTAGGCTCTATCCTACACCTAAAGGATCATATCCTGTTGTAGTTGTCTACTATCCAGTAGTGACTCACTTTCGTTCACCAATAGCCCGTAAACTCTGTATGGATATGGCTTTAGCTGAAGCCAAACAAGTACTTGGTGCTTCACGTCGCAAGATTACTGGTATGCCATCTCCAGATGGCGGTAGTATTCAGTATGATGGTGAATCACATGTGCAAGAGGGTATCAAGGAGGCTGAAGATATTCTTAAGCGCGCGATAGAACTAGGCGAGCCCGACAAGGTTTTCTGTTGGTGACTATAATAGTGAATTTATTGCTTTTATAGCCTTTTCACATTCTGTCCATGGCCAAGTCAAGAATACGACACTATGATCTGGATTCTTTCGTACTTCACCACTAGGTATCATTTTGACAGCCGCCTCAAA